ATGAAAAGAAAATTAAAGGTTAATGACTTCTTTTGTGGATGCGGCGGAATGGGTATTGCATTTAAAAATGCCGGGTATGAGATAGCCGGGGCATGGGACTTTGATAAATACGCCGTGGAGAGTTACCGGGCAAACGTAGGGGACCATGTACAGAAAGCAGACATTAAGGAATTGCACCAAGCAGACATACCACAAGCGGATGTGTGGGCGTTCGGCTTTCCTTGCCAGGATTTGAGCGTTGCCGGAAAGCAACGGGGTATGATTTTAAAATGCGAGGATTGCGGCGAGGAAATAGAGATAAACCCGGAAGAGTACACAGGCAACACCATTTGCCCCAAGTGCAGCAGTAACAATTTTAAGGCGGCGAGCCGTAGCGGATGTTTCTTTGAAATGATGCGATTGCTTGAAGAAACAGAGAGAGAGAGAGAACACGCCATGCCGGCCGTTATCATTGCGGAGAATGTGCGAGGGTTACGCCCATATTTGCCCGTGTTACGCCTGGAATATGAACGCCACGGGTACACGGCACATATTGAAATGTTTAATTCCAAATATTGGAACGTGCCACAGAACCGGGACCGTTACGCAGTAGTAGGGACCAGAAATAAAAAGAACCTAACATTTACATTTCCGAAAGAGCAACACGAATTTGTACCGAAGTTATCGGATTACCTGGAAAAAGATGTACCGGAAAAATATTACTTGCCGGATGAAAAGGCACAAACCATTATAGCCCAGGCGTTAGAGAAACTAGAGGGTTTAGGAAAGTGCCATGCGTGCATTACGCCGGACCGTATCAACAAGCGGCAGAACGGACCGAGGGCAAAGGCAGAGGACGAGCCAATGTTTACACTTACCGCCCAGGATTTACACGGCGTTATCATCCTGGAAGATGAACAGACGGAAGAAAGCGTTGTTACGGACATTGCAGAGGAAACCGGGCTTTTAGACCCTAACGGTTGTGGTAAAACATTACGAGTTGGGGGGGCGGAAGCATCACAAAGAAACATAACTACCAACACGTTATTATCAACCCAGGGAGAGGGGCAGAGGCAACCGAGTTTCCCATAACGGTAACGGTTAATAAGTGCGGAAGAAATGTTTTGAAAATCACGGATGTTTCCCCGTGCCTTACCGCCAGGGATTACAAAGGGTACGCCGGAAAGAAAGACATGATAGCAGTTATAGAAGAGCGAAAGGAACAAGACAATGGAAAGAGCCAACAACCAGGATTGTCAAATGGTGGGGATGCTTGACATTAAAGGAAAAGACCAATGGCGGCGTGTGTATTCCGTGGACGGAATAGCACCAACGCTTGTAACGTGCCAGGGGGGGGGCAACAAGAAGTGAAAATATTTGATACAAAGCGGTTGAGGGTGCGAAAGTTGACCCCTAAAGAATACGGAATTTTACAAGCGTTCCCTATGGACGATTGGAAACAAGTTGTTTCAGATAGCCAGGCATATAAACAATTTGGCAATGCAGTAACCACAACGGTATTTACCGCAATAGCGGAAGAGATAGCAAAAAGCATTTATGCAGCAGAAGAAAGCGAGGAACAAAACATGGAAGCAGAAAACAAGAATTTTACCGGGATGAATGAACCGGAAGAGAAACCAACGGCGGAAAGCATTTTGGCGGCAGCAGAAGCCCAGGCGGCAGCAGGCCAGAAAGAAACAACTAAAACCGCAATTCCGGCAGAGGAAACCATAACACCGAACTCATTAGCCAACGGGATGTTACAGTTTCTTCTTGATAGTGGAATTGTAGCGAGTGCGTGCGTAACGGATGAAACAGAAAAGATGTTTGCAAAGCACATTAAAGAAGAATTGGACGGAATAACGATTGGGGAAGCACCGGAGATTTTAAGAGATTGGGAAGCGGCACAAAACGCCGTCAATGATATGCTTTCAAAATATGCACCGGGCGGATATATGGGGAAAATCATTTATCCATTACTTACCCCATTAAAAGAGCGGTTGGAAGCCGGAGAAAGAACACCGGATTTATACAACGCCATTGTAGAAGCCACAAGGTAGGTGCGGCGTATGACATTAGCGGACATTGTGGGCGTTATGTCCGGCCCGGACCGTGTGCGGATTACAAAAGGCGGAGTGGAATTATTTGCCGGATATTTGGGTAATTTGGTACACATGGCAGAATATGAAGCACTTATGGCGGAAGAGGTCACACGGATAAAAGAAAAAGTGGACATAACCCATAAAAGGTATAAGGAATTGGGACTAATGCAGCCGTTACACCCGGAAGAAACACCAAATTACAGTTTTTCAGATTTGCAGTTGACTATATACCGGGAAATCATATTGAAAAGCGAGGAATAACACATGGAAGAAAAAACAATGATGCCTATTAACCATCAGATTGAGCCGGATTTTTTAGAACACATCAAAAGCACATTTAAGCGGTGGAGAGATTTAAACACCCAGGGCGTGACGATTGGGGCAAGGGAATTAAGTAATTTTGCCTTTACCTTAAAAGGTGCATCCATGAATAGCCATTTGGGATTTAAGTACAATTTCAACCCACGGGGAACGGATGCAGACGGAAACCCGGCAATCACATTAAAACTTTATACCAAACCGGAGCAGATGAACCCGGCAGCAGATAGGCCGGTATATGAATTTGTAGCCCCTTACATGGTTTAGGGTGCAGCAGTACAGAAAGCGAGGGAACACAACATGATGCAGAAATTAAAAGAAGAAATCACGGCAGCAGCCAACAGAGAATTAAACCGGGCAAATGAGCAATTCCCGTTATTTACCTCAAAACATGAGGGCGTGGCGGTTGCCTATGAGGAATTGGAAGAGAGCAAAGAAGCCCTTGAAGAGTTAGAAACATCATTTAAGTGCTTATGGGATGATGTGAGAGGAAAAGAAACGCCTTGTTATCTGAAAGAAGAGATAACACCGCTTAAAATCGCAGATTACGCAATTAACCTTGCGTGTGAAGCCGTACAGACGGCCGCTATGCTTATGAAATATGAAATGAGCCTTAACCCGGCAGCAGAAAGCGAGGACGAATAATGGCAATATACGCAATTGATTTTGATAACACATTGGCTATTACCCGTTTCCCGGAAATTATAGCCCCAAACAAAAAAATGGTTGCTTTTGCAAAAGCGGTAAAAGCCCAGGGACACCAAATAATATTGTGGACAAGCAGAGCCGGGGCGGACCTGGAGAATGCCGTGGAGTGGTGCAGATTGCAAGGACTTGTATTTGATGCCGTGAATGAGCCGTTACCGGAGCAGATAAAGCGGTGGGGCAATGATACAAGAAAAATCTATGCGGATTATTACATAGACGATAAGAACATGACAATAGCCCAAGTGGAAAGCACCATGAACCAAATAAAAGAGATTATGGAAGAAATGACAGAGTAGAAAGCGAGGATAAATAAATGGGATTTATGGACAATTTTACATCAGATAGCCCGGTAACAGTAAAGCAGCCGGATTATTACGAAATGGTAAAGGAAGCAGCCAAAGCGGAGTTAATCACAAATGCGGTCAATGCGGAAGTGCCAGGGTACTACATCCAAGCAATGATTACCGGGAAAAAGCCGGATTTTCTTAATACCCTGGATGCAGAGGAAGAGGAAACAGGATTTAGAACGGAATATGAACAGATAACCGGGGCGGTGGTATCAATTTTTGAAGCCTGGGAGAAAGAAAACGGCGTTGAGAGTGCGGCGGACGGATTACATAGGCTTATAGATGATTTAAGTAAAAACCGGATTGAGGAATTAAGGGTAATCAGAGAAAACAGAGAAGCAGAAAACGCAATATTAAGCAAATTACTAATTCCGCCATTATGTGGGGACGAAAGCAGAGCGGAAGAAACAGAAAGCGAGGGAACACAACATGATGCAGACGGCAGTAGTACAGAAGATAAGCGAACAGAATAGCCTATATAAAGCAACATTAGACCGGGCCTATATGATAGGCTACACGGATGCCATAAACCAGGAGAGAAGCCGCAGAAGAGCCGCCAGGGAACGCCGGGAAAGAAAAAAGTATTTTGCCATGCAGAAGTTAAACGGCGTTGCATTGCTGATTTTCACGGCCGTAGCAATCAAGATTTTAGAGGGGGATGCAACAATAGCATTTATAACCGTTCCTTTAGGGTTATCCATGCTTTTATCCAAAGAAATGTTGATTATCAATAAATATTATTGGAAATGCGAGGAAAAGGCGGAAAGAGGGGTGCAGTAATGAAGTTTGTTATCCAGGGATTAAAGTACGATACGGATAAAATGAAGAAAATAGCGAATGTGAAGAAATGGTATGAAACCAATAGTCCACTTGTTAAGACAATTTACGGAAACAGAGAAGTAGGAACTACATACGATTGTGAATTGTGGAGAAGTGAAAAAGGAAATTGGCTTTTGACACATACAGAGGACTACAACACGAAAGTAGGACACGCCATAACAGAAGAGGAAGCAAAAAGCCTTTTAATGAGATATGCACCGGATATTTACGAAACAGAGTTTGAAAAAATACCGGAAGCATAGAAAAAGCGAACCCCTATTGCAAAGGTGGGGACCTAAAACAATAGGGGTTGGAACTCAACAAAGAGAGTATAGCACAATATATAGTGTTTGTAAATGTGGTTTTTCTATATATAGGAAGAAACCGCATTGGAAAGGTTGGTTTTACATGGTCGTAAGGATTATTACCATAATTGCAGCAGTTACGGCAACGGGATTTTTCACGCTTGCCGCTTTATGGTTCATAGGATTTTTGAAAGTACGCCAGGCGTGGGCGTGGCTTTTTGAAGATTGGGACCGTAGATTTTAATTTTTTGACGGTGCAACCGGGTTTAGCCGTCCTTGTAATGGGCCTTAACATATCAACCATTATAGAAATATATGTTTTATATCTGCCTGGATAGGTGGGTTTTAGATAGATAAGTGAAAAGGTGGGGCAATGGGTAAAAGATATTATGACAATTATGATTATGAGGAAGCATACAAGGAGCAGTGCAAGAAGTTAGAGGAAGCAGAAATGGAAAGGTGGATGAAAGAGGGGTGGGTAAACTGCCTATACAGAACATCCACATACAAAAGCACCAATACAGAGAGCAACACAACATTGCTTGAAAGTATGGTGTACCCGTCCTTTAAATTCAAAGCAGATATGCCAAAGACGGAAAAGAAGAGAGAAACAAGCCCGTCACAATCAAACATCAACGATAAGAACGCAAGACGGTATTTAATCCGTTTAGCCAATATCAATTTTGGAAAAGGGGATATATGGGCTACGTTTGGTTGGAATAATGGGTTATTGCCGGAAACCTACGAGGATGCAAAAAAAGATGTGGTTAATTTCATACGCCGCATAAACCGCAAGCGTAAAAAGTTAGGGTTAGAAAATGCAAAGTATATTTACATAATCGCATTTGAGGAATACACACGCCCACATTTTCATTTACTCATATCCGGCGGAATAGACCGTGACGAGTTAGAAAGAATGTGGGGAAAGTGCGATAGACCAAACACCAGGAACATAAGCCCGGACGAGAATTTTTTATTAACCGGACTTGCTACCTACATAACACAGAACCCACACGGAACAAAGCGTTGGTGTCCGTCCAAGAATTTGAAAAAACCGGATGAACCAAAACGCAGTTACTCAAAATTCAGAAAAGCAAAGGTGGAGAAAATGGCCTTTGATAGTAGCGTGTTACAAGCAGAAATGGAAAAGGCATATCCGGGCTTTACGTTCCTGGATGCAGAGGTAAAGCACAACGGAGTAAACGCAGCCTTTTACATATACGCCCGTATGGTTAAAAAGGGCGAGAAGCCGAAAGGCAAGCCACAAAAAAGAAAGCGAGGGAACAAAGCATGAAAATTATTTGCACACTAAACCTAAAGGGCGGATGTGCCAAGACCACAACGGCGGTCAGCATGGCGGAGTTATTGGCAACCGGGTTTAAATCGAAGCATGGAACGGTTAAGCCTGGGAAAGTCCTTTTATTTGACAATGACAAGCAAGGGAACGCAAGCCGCCTATTTGATGCGTACCAGGGAGAAACAGAAAGCCCGGCGGCAGCAGTATTAAAAAATGCCACATTCAAGGGAAACACCATAAGACACACAAAAATTAAGAATTTGGACATTGTGCCGTGCAATTATTTTATGGAGTTGGCGGAATTGGAGATTAAGGCAGATACAGACACGCCACAACACGACAGATACCGCCGAGCGTTTGAGGAATTGAAAAACACGCCGACATTTGGAAATTATGATTGCTGCATCATAGACAACGCCCCGGATTTAGGCATGAACGTAATAAACGCCCTTGTGGCAGCGGATGAAATTGTTATACCCGTGAATTTAGATTGCTATTCCCTGGACGGATTGGAAGAATTGGTGGACCAGGTAAACAATGTTAGGCAGTTGAACCGCAAAGCCCACATTGCCGGGGTGCTTATTACGGACTATGAGAAATCAGACACAAGCGAAGCGGCGGAAACATGGTTGAGAGAAAAAAGCGGATTGCCCGTATTTAATACAATCATACGCCATTCCAAGAAAGTAAAAGACAGTACATTTTACCACAAAACGCCAATAGCCTATTGCGTGAGAAGCGGAGCGGCACAAGGATATAAAAATTTCATCCTGGAATACATGAATAAACCACACATGGCAGCAGAGCAGAAAGAGAGGGGATAACATGGGCTTTAATATTATGGACCTTATGAACGGAGCAACCAGGGCAGCAGTTGAGGGCGTAGACAACTACGAAGCAATAACCCTTAACCTGGACGAAATCAAAGTTACGAAGCACAACCGTTATAGCATGGACGATTTGGAAGAATTGGCAACATCAATTCTTATGGACGGATTGCAAGAGCCGTTAATCATTGGCCGGGTAAACGGGGAATATCTTCTTTCCGGTGGACATAGACGGCGTGAAGCCCTTGTTATTTTGCAGAACGAGGGACACACGGAGATTACGCAGAACATCCCGTGCCGCTTTAAGGACATGACGGAAACGCAATTTAGATTATCCTTGCTAATCGGCAATACCTTTAACCGAAAAATGACCGATTACGATTTGATGAACCAGGCGGCGGATTGGAAAGAGGTATTGACCCAGGCGAGAAAGGAAAAATTGTTAGTCCTGGAAGAGGGAAAAAGGGTTAGGGATTATGTGGCGGCAGTCCTGGGGGAGAAACCAACCAAGATTGCACAGTTGGAAGCAATTAACAACAATGCCACGGAAGAGGTAAAAGAGCAGTTTGAAAAAGGCAATATGAAAATTACAAGTGCCTATGAAACAAGTAGATTATCCGAGGATGCACAAAAAGAAGTTGCGGCAGCAGTTGAAGCCGGGGCGGATATAAAGAGCGAAGAGATAAAACAGATGTCAGAAGAGAAGAAAAAGAAGCGTAAGACCGCCGAGGACATAGCCAAAGAACAAAATGTGTCAGATACCGACACATCCGAGGAAGAAAAGGCAAATGCCAAGAAATTACACGCCGTAAAAATGCTTGAAAAATATTATATCTATCTTTCCGAAGAGGAAACGGGCATTTTGGAACGGATGTTGGAAGATTGCAAACGCCGCAAGCGTGAATACGCCTTAGAGGAAGATTAAACGGGTATGGGGAAAATTATATTATTCCCCACACACCCGGATTATTGCAAAAGGTGTATTTATTCCAGGAACAACGGAACGTGTGCAAGCGAGAAATACAACGAAAATCAATACAAGGTAAATTGCGTGTGGCATTACTGCAAATACCGGAAAGAAAAGGCGGAATATGAAACATGAGTATACAGAACATGAAGAGAAGCGAAACAACGGAGCAAATAGCCCTTTTCAATTGGGCGAAGCGAACAGAAAGCATATTGCCGGAATTGGCGTTGATGTACCATGTGCCAAACGAGGGCAAAAGGAGCAATGGCGGAATATTAAAGGCGGCCGGACTTAAAAGCGGCGTGCCGGATATATGCCTACCCGTTGCAAATAACGGCTTTCACGGGTTGTATATCGAATTGAAGTTTGGAAAGAATAAGGCAACCAAAGCCCAGGAAGAGTATATGGCAATGCTTAATGCACAAGGCTATAAAACGGCGGTGTGCTATGGGGCAGAGGAAGCCGGGGAAGAGATATTGGCATATCTCACAGAACCGGGACGGATGCCAAAGAAAGCGTGTGTAAATGCACCGTGGATTAACGGAAAGTGTGACGGTATCAATTTACCGTCACGAATGTTTAGCCGGGAAGAGTGCAGAGGGTGTAAGAATTTTAATCCGGGAAGAGAAGAAAGAATAATAAACGAGATTTTAAGCGAACACCCGGAAAAGAGAGAAATAAAGCAAGCAATTATAAATCTTTCATGCGGTCAGACGGGAAATAAAAAGATTGAGAGTATGGAAGATACATTGGAGATTATCAACGCCACATTGGGCGGAATGGTAAAAGGCAATGAATTAACCGTGGAGCAGTCGGCAGCAGTATTAACGGTTGCTATGAAAGCCTACGAAGTAGGAAAGAAAGCGAGGATAAAAGCATGAGTGCAAAAGCAGATAAAACGGGTTCATGTTCCTTTTGTGGACAGACCAAAATAATACAGGTCCCGGAAGAGTGGGAGCAAGGGCAGATTAACGAAGCGGTAACGTGTGAGTGCGAATGTGAGCAAGCACAAGCATACGCAAAAGCAAAAGAGAGAAAGGACAAGGCAAAGAAAAGAGTAAATGAATTATTTGGTGGCGGTGCAGAAAAGCCCGTTGCGGAAGATGTGGTTAATCTTTTAATTGCAACCGTTGATGCAATCGAGGATAAACACATGAAAGGGATTACCGTTGATGTGGGGCATGGCGTAAAAGCAAAGGTTTCTAAAATGGCGAAAGAAAGTATTAAGGTTGAACGGTCGGAGAACAAAAAGACAACCTACGAAGAATAGCGGATTGGGGGGGCAGTATTGCAAAGAATTGATGATGATATTAAAGCCACAGTAAAAAAGATTATCCAGGGCAACGAGAAACGCAAACGCCGGATGCTTAACGGGAACGCATCAGCATTTGACCGTATGGCTTATAGCGTGATAAATGAAGCCCTTAATAATTCATGCCACAACATAGATAGCGAAGCGGCACGGGAGCAGATGCAAAAACAAATATATAAAAGCGTGGTTCATTGTACGCCGTATGAAAGTATTTATGATGTGATGTGTGGCCGCCGTCAATTCTACGATTACCGCAATGAATTTATAACCGCAGTTGCCGAGGGGCTAGGAATGTTGCCAGGCAGCAGGACTAAAAAGAATACCGGATGCAGCAGTACAACGGGGACATAATAGCAAGGCAAAAGAATTTATAATTGGGTTATGGGGTAGCAATACACATAACCCATAAACCATTTACAGAAAGGGCGGTGGGACCGTGAAAGAATATGCAAAGGGCTTTTATAAGTCCGCCGCATGGAAGAGAGCAAGGCAGCAAGTAATAACCAGAAGCAACGGATTGTGTGAGCGGTGCAAGGCGAGAGGAATATATAAGCCGGGTTACATTGTGCATCACAAAGAATATATTACGCCGGGCAATATCAGCAATCCAAACATCACATTGAACCTGGACAACCTGGAATATGTTTGTGAGGATTGCCACAACAAAGAACACAAGGCAGTACATACACCAATGCGTTATCAGTATGATGCAAACGGAAATTTATTACCGCCGAAAGAAAATAATAAATCAGACCACACCCCCGGGGTACAGAATTTGACACCGGGTAAAAGAACCGAGGGAGTTACCTCAAAAAAACTCTGCAAGGTCGCACGCATATGAGGGGGGTATATTTATGGCAGAAAGCAAGAATGATTTAACAGAAAATAAGAAAAAAAGACCGAACAAATTAACAAATGCGAGGATTAAAAAAGAGATAGAGTTTTTAGAAAAAATGTTTGTTGGGGTTGATGATGAAAACAAGAAAACCCTTATAAATTCGCTGATTGAGGAAGCGGCATTTTTAAAAGTGGCTTGTTTCCAGGCGAAAGAAGAATTGAAAAAAGAGGGCCTTACAACGGAAACCGTGAACGCATCACAGAAATTTGTAAAAGCCCACCCATCAACCCAAATTTACGAGAAATATTCACGCCAATATACCGCAATTATTCACTCACTCATTGAGTATTTACCGCCAAAAGAAAAAGAAAAAGTGGACCGTTTGGCGGCGTTACGGGATGAATAGTTAATGGATAATTGGATTTTTAAATACCATGAAGCAATCCAAAAAAAAGAAGTAATTGTGGGTGTATGGGTGCGGTTGTGCTTTGAGATTTTGACAACCGGGCTATTAAATGGCGAGTGGGAATTTAACGAGAAAAAAGCGAACAAGGCTATAAAATTCATAGAAAATTTTTGCCACCATTCAGAGGGACGGAGCGACCTTTTACACCTGGAATTGTGGCAAAAGGCTATTGTGTCCGCCATATTCGGCATTATGGACAAAACAACCGGGTATAGGCAGTTTAGAGAGGTTTTTATAATTGTTGCCCGTAAGAATGGCAAAACGCTTTTTGCCGCCGCAATAGCCGCATACATGACATACATAGACGGGGAATATGGGGCAAAGGTTTATTTCCTTGCACCGAAGCTAGACCAGGCGGATTTAGTGTATGATGCCTTTTATCAGATTGTGCAATCAGATGATGAATTGGACAGTATCACAAAAAAACGCCGGAGTGATATTTATATAAAGGCTTTCAATACAAGCGTAAAAAAGATTGCTTTCAACTCTAAGAAATCGGACGGTTTCAACCCTCAATTGGTAGTCAATGACGAAATGGAAGCGTGGCCGGGAGACCAGGGATTGAAGCAATACGAGGTTATGACTTCCGCCCTGGGAGCGAGAAAACAGCCGTTAATAATATCCATTGCAACCGCCGGATATGTGAATGACGGAATTTTTGATGAATTATTTAAAAGGGCAACGGCATTTCTAAAGGGCAATAGCAGAGAAAAACGGATTTTGCCTTTTATTTACATGATAGACGATATAGAGAAATGGGATAGCATAGAGGAATTAAAGAAGAGCAACCCAAATTTGGGCGTGTCCGTATCGGCGGAATACTATTTGGAACAAATAGAGATTGCAAGAAATTCAATCTCAAAAAAGGTTGAGTTTATGACAAAGTTTTGTAACATCAAACAAAATTCAGCCGTGGCATGGTTGGATTATTGGGATGTTATGAAATGCGTACACGAAGAAAAGCCGCTATCCCTGGAAGATTTTAAAGGGTGCTATTGTGTGGGCGGTATCGACCTATCAAGAACCACGGATTTAACCGCAGCAAGCATTGTAATAAACCGGGACGGAATAAACTATATATTCACACGGTTTTATATGCCACGAAAGCGGTATGAAGTGGCAATTAACGAGGACAACACACCGTATAACATATATAGGGAACGTGGCTTTTTATTCATATCCGGGGAAAACCAGGTGGACTACAAGGATGTTTACAATTGGTTTATCGAACTTGTGAAAGTATATAAAATCAAACCGCTAAAAATCGGCTATGATAGGTATTCAGCAAATTACCTTGTGCAAGATTTGAAAACCGCCGGGTTTCACACGGATGATGTATACCAGGGAACGAACCTTACACCCGTATTACATGAGTTTGAGGGAAATTTAAAAGACGGGCTTTTTAATTTTGGGGACAATTCCATGTTGGCGACACATTTCCTTAACGTGGCGGTGGATATTAACCTAAACGATAGCAGAATGAAACCAGTAAAAATTGAAAAGCGTATGAGGATAGACGGAGCTATGAGCGTGTTTGATGCCCTAACAATGACTTCCAAGTACCACGATGAGATAGGCAAGAAATTATTGAATATAAGCAAAAAAACCGCATAGATGCAAGGGAAAATGCGTTGCGGCAGCAGTATTAAAGTGGGTCAGAATTTCAACACAAAACATTATAGAATGTTGGTGTGGGAAAACTGGCCCTATTTTTGAAGAAAGGGGGAGAAGAAAACGGGAATTATCGCAAATGTATTAAATTCATTCCGGGCAAAGTACAGACCCCTATTATTGAGCCGTGGAGAGTATGAGCCAACGGGAACATTACGGGATAATGACATTGTGGGAGCAATTGCGGACGCAATCGGAAAGAATGTTGGCAAATTGAAACCCCAGGTAATCCGCAAGGATGAAAAAGGCATGGTAATTAAAAATGATTACCTTGCAAGGCTTTTATCCTTACGTCCATGCCCAGAAATGTCAACCTATGATTTTTTATACCGTATTGCCGTTGATTTGGTTTATACATCCAATTCCTTTTCCGTGATTTTTTGGAACAAGGATTTTACAAGGGTTGAGAGCATCCAACCGATTACCACAACATCATATAGGATTTTTGAGGATGATAAAAACAACATCCTTTTCCGCTTCCGTTGGGAATATGACGGAAAAATGTACACCGTGCCATACCAAAATGTAATCCATGTTAAGGCGAGATACAATAAACGCCGTTTCCTGGGAACAACGCCGGATATGGAGTTAAAAAGAAGCCTGGACCTCATAGAAACATCCGGGGAAACCATAAAGAACATTGTAAACCGTTCAAATTCTTTAGCCGGGTATTTGAAATATAACAATATCGCAGATGATGAAGAATTGAAAGAAATAGCCCGGAATTTCCAGGATGCCTATATGAACAAGGACAACGCCGGGGGAATTGCCGCAATTGATAACACGGTGGAGTTTAAAGAAATCTCACAGAGAACGCCGAGCATACCGACAAACCAAATTACATTCTTACGGGATAACATATACCGTTATTACGGCGTGAATGACAAAATATTGACTTCCACGCTAAACGATACCGAGTTTATTTCATTTTACGAGAATGTAATTGAACCTATCAGCGTGCAATTGTCCTATGAGTTTACATTTAAACTTTTAACGCCCCGCGAAATTGGTTACGGAAACCGCATTGATTTTGTGGCAAACCTTTTACAGTACGCCACATTGCAGACAAGAGAAACCATAGGCGGCGGAATGTTTGACCGTGGAGCGTTGACAATCAACGAATACAGAGAACTTATGTATTACGGTCCGGTAGAGGACGGGGACCAAAGGTTGGTATCTCTAAACTATGTCAAGGTTGGGGACCAATCATTGTACCAGGTAGGGCAGCAGAACGAGCCGCCGGATGATACCGGAGCAAATGACAGAGAAAAACGGGCAATGCAAGCGGCCGCCCGTGCCTATATGCAGATTATGAAAGGGGGTTAATGGAAATGCCACAGATAAAACAGTTTATTGCGTGCAAAAATGCCAAGACCGCAACCGTAAAGCCGTTTTGTGAGATTAAAAACATCACAGATACAACGGCGGACCTTTATTTTTACGGGGATATTGTTTCGGATTGGTGGGGAGCATGGCAAGAAGAGGACCAATACCCGGATGCAATCAAAAATTTCCTTGCAGAAGCAAACGGCAGAGATTTAAACATTTACATCAATAGCGGCGGCGGTTCAGTGTTTGCCGGAATTGCTATTTACAATATGCTTAAACGCTACCAGGGAAAGAAACATTGTTTTGTGGATGCCCTGGCCGGTTCGATAGCATCACTTTTTCCGTTTGTGGATAGTGATAAA